GGCCTCGAACTTCCCCGCCTCCGCGTCCTGCAGCATCCGCTGAAACTCGAAGCGCCCCTCGACGCCCTTCCCCGAGACGGCCCGGTCCGCGTATATCTCCGCGACCCGGATCCCGTTCTTCTTCGCGTACTCCTGACACTCTGCGACCTGACCCTCGATCGACTGATCCGTCTGGTGCGGCCCGTGTGAGTATCTCGCGTATATCACGCCGATCATGATCTAACCCTCCTCATATAAGAACTCGAGCTCCGCCCGAAAAATAGCCTCGCCTTTTTCTACGGGCTCGTCCTCGCGGGCGATTTTATACCGGCCGCCTTCGATGTCGACAAAAACAGCTTTGAAACCTGGACTCGCAAGGAGCTCCCGGACTCTTTTTGTTTTTGACTTCGGAACATATCCGATCTTGACGCCGTCAACCTCGACTCTGATCGCGTTTTTATCGGCCTCGTTCTCCGGCTCCGGCACGAGCTTGACCTCGCTCCCAAAATTCAGAGCGAAGACCCTCTCGTCCTCGAAATCTTCGCGGAGCTCCTTCGCGGAGAGATCATAGTCGTCGTTATGCTCGCCGAGCCCCTCGATCTCTTTTTGTCTGAATGAAGTGCCCGCGACCTTCATCCGCTCAGTCTTTCTTTTCGCGGCCGCCGCCTTCCTCCTCGCCTGATCCTCGACACAGGAGGCGCAAAAACCATTATTGTCGAGTTTAAGAAAAAGGCCCTTTTTCCCGCACAGTCTACACTTGCTCAAGATCATCCCTCCTCGAACTTCACATAAATCACATTGCCGACGCGCCTGTAAACTCGGGCGCGTTTTCTTTTTCCCTCACGACGCCCAGGGCTCCGGCGATCGCCGTCTTCACGTCCTCGGACGCGGCCCGGTATGCGTTCAGGATCCGGAGCTCCTCGTCGGTGAAGATCTCCGGCGTTTTTCGTTCTCGGCCAGTCAAATAGTCAATATCTACTCCGAACAGATCCGCGAGGGCTTCGAGCTGATCGTGCCGAGGGTATCTCGTCCCGTGCTCATAGTTATTGATCGCCGCCTTCGTAACACCGACGGAGCGGGCGACCTCTTCCATCGTCAAGCCCTTCTCTTCTCTCAGAGTCCTCAAAACCTTCTCGAATGATCTCACGGCTTCGACCCTTCGACGTTCTCTCGAGTTACGTCGAGGAGCTTCGCAACGGCGGAGCGAGTCCCCTCGTCGGTGGCCCTATATCGGCGAATGATCGCGGCCTCCTCGGGAGTAACCTCGAGATGGATTTTCACGGACTTGCCGACGAGCGGGGCGATCAGGTCCTCGACCCTGACCCCCAAATACTCGGCGACCTTCTGCAGCTTCGGAAGGCTCGGGAGAATCTTCCCGACGCACCAAGTGTTAAACGTCGTCGGCGCGACCCCGAGATCCTCGGCGACTTCGCGCTGCTGCTTTCCTGATACCCGGATCAGATACTCGATATTTGAAGAGAAGATCCTTCTCATTTCCTCCTCGGACATGAACAAAACCTCCGTTCTTTCAGTGTTTCCACGGCTTTAGTATAAATCATAATCCGAAGAAATTCAAGAAAATCTTGAAAATTTTCGGATTTTTACTTGACAATCCTATTTTTTAGGATTAAGATAAGCGCGTACCCGATGAAATGAACAAAACGAAGGAGGACCTAAAAAATGATGATGGCAGAGTTTGAGAAGCTGACCGGGATCTTCCCGACGGATGACCTCTACAGGGAAATCGAGGCCGCCTACTATGAATTTAACGGCGACAAGACGGCCTTCTGCAAGGCCTACAAAGAGAACCGCGACGGCCTCGCCGAGCGCGTTCAGTTCAAAGCCGGAGAGGCCCGCCGCGACCGCGAGGCATCGACCGCCGCCGAGCTGAAGAAGGCGAAGGCCGAGGTCGAGGCCCTGAAGAAGAAGCTCGAGCGCGAGGAAGAGTGGCAGCCCTACATTGACAAGGACAACTACCAGCAAGCCGAATACGACCACCTCAAAAGCGCCGGCCGCGTGATGTCCGACGACGAAGCGAAGGACCTCCTCTATGACGAGTTCGGCTTCGCCCGCGAGAAGGTGAAGATCTATCACAGCATCCCGACCTTCGAGGTCAACCGGCACCACGCCCTCCGGAGAGTCGCGTCGGTCGAGCGCCTCCCCCTCTACGAGGCCACCGATTGGAACTATATCCGCTTCGACTGCGGCGTCATGAGCTACGAGCTCGTCAACGATGAGATCCGGCCCTTCGTCCATTGAGACGAGGGCCGGAGGAAGGGAGACCGATATGAACAGAATGAAGCGGACAAAGTTCACCCCGGAGCCGGGGAAGACCTACCGAAACCAGGGCGGAGGCGTCTTCCGGTGTATCAATTATAGCCGGATCTTCGGAGAGGCGACGATGCAGAACGTCAAAAGCGGCTGGACGCTCCGGGCTCACGGCTGCGGCCTCTATGAGGACGGGACGATGGACTGGGACTACTCGACCGGCGGCTACTTCGCGGAGGCGACCGTATAAACCGGGGAGCCCCGGCTCCCCGCGTAAACAAAATAACGTAAAACTAAGGAGGAAAACAGAACATGATTATCGTCGAAAAACCGTGCGTAAAGCTCGCGGCCTGCCGGGCTAATACCGGGATGACCCAGCGCGAGTATGGAGCGGCCCTCGGAGTCGATCCCACGACCGTCTACAACTGGGAAGCGGGCCGGACCGTTCCCGGCCTTCCGATGCTCCAGAAGATCTCGGAGCTCTCCGACGTCCCTCTCTCGCTTATTTTTTTACCCGAGCAATCCTAAATTTTAGGATTATTGGAGGCCCGCTATGAAGTGTAAACACCCGGAACTCACGATGCTCGCCTACGCGGCCCTCGCGGCGATCCGGAAATATGAAGAACAGGAGGAACACGATGACCAAAAAGAAGACCAGAGAAGAGATCAAAGATCTCAAGGCCGAGCTCAAGGCCCGGAAGCTCGTCCTCGCGAAGCTCGAGTCGGCGCTCAAGCCGCTCGCGGCTAAGGCGGAGCGGCAGCGCGTCGATCGCGCTGTCCGCCGGGAGACACTCCTCGGAGAGTATAAGACCTACGACGAGGCCCACGAGGCCTACGGCTACGGCTACATCTCCGAGAAGGAGTTCGAGGAGATCGCGGAGTTCCTTGAAAGCTCTCAGAAGAAGGTGGACGCCCCGGACGCCGAGGCGATCGCCGCGGACATCCTCAAGGGCTGGATCAAGATCACGAAGAGCGACATCTCCAGCCTCGAGTTTGAACTCAAAACCCCGGAGGAGCAGGAAGAAATCCGGCGGAAAAATGAGGAGTTCCGCCTCAAGCAGGATGAACGCCGCAAACGCCTTGGCCGTTGAAGGGAGAACAACAATGCTTTACATGACAGACAGCGCGATCCGCGCCGAGTGGGAAGGCGCTAAGGACCGGAAGAAGCAGATCACGATCCTCGCGGATGAGAACTGCTGCACCCCGGAAGAGATCGTCGCGGCCCTCAAGGCCGCCGGCGTCGACGGTCGGGCTATCAGGACGCCCGGCGGAATGAAGAAGAAAACAGAGGGGGGGGGGACAGACAACCGCATCGGCAGAGGAATCGAAGCCCGGGCCGCCTGAAGCTCCGGACACCGACATTCTTCTCAGTATGATCGCCTCTCTCACGCGAGAGAACAAAAAACTCTGGGCCCTCGTTATGACGATGGCCTCAAACAAATAAAGGAGGAACCCTATGAAAATCTCACTTGAATTTGACGACCTTCGCGATCTCCTCTTCGAGATGCCGAAGCTCGCCCAGCTCCTCGGCGACGACAAGCCCTTCCCCGAGCGGATGGCCACCGCGATCGAGCCCGATCCGAAGGTCATGAAGATCGAGATCGAGCCCGTGAACGGGAAGCCCTTCACCCGCGACCAGAAGGAGACGCTCCGGAGAGTCCTGATCGAGTTCGTGAAGGACCCGGCCGCCTTCGAGCAGAGCCCCGAGGTCGTCGCCGAGCGCGTCAAAGCCGGCCTCTCCGTCGACCGCACTGACCTCGGACGAGAGGAACCCGCTCAGGAGGCCGCACCGGAGGCCACGGCGAGCCCTGACAAGCCGAAGAAGGCGAAGGCGGGCGTGAACACGTCCCCGGAGGAAAAGCCCACAGAGACGCCCACAGAGCCTCAGACGGCGCCCGAGAGCATCGAGGCCGAAGAGGTCAAGGACGCCCAGGTCCGCGCAGCCTTCAATAAGCTCATGAAGAACGGCCGCCGCGACGCCGTCGCCCGCGTCCTCAAGAGCTTCAAGGCGAAGAACTTCTCCGGCCTCGCCCCGGAGAACTACGGCAAGGCTCTGAAGCTCGCGAACGACTTCGCAAAGATGTCCGACGACGACTATAAGGAGGCGCTCAAGACATGGCTCAAGACATGAAGCAGCTCGAGTCCGGGAGCTATCTCCTCCCTGTTTTCCTTCCCGCCTTCCGCGCCGAGTCCGGCGGGAACATGGTCCGCGTCGTTACAGAGGACGACGGCCAGGTCATCTATGTCCGCCCCGAGGCCCTGATCCCTCGCCCGAGGAAGGAGGCGTCCGATGCCTGACAGACACGCCCGGCTCTCTCCGAGCTCCGCCGAGCGCTGGATCAACTGCCCCGGCTCCGCCCGGCTCGCGTCCCTCTACCCCGAGAGCCGCTCCGACGCGGCGGACGAAGGGACCCTCGCTCACAACCTCGCGCGGATCATGATCGAGAACCGCTCCGGAGATCTCACTCCGGGGGAGACCGTCGAGCAGACCCGGAGCGCCGAGGCCGAGATCACCGCCTTCTACAAGGAGCACAAGGATCTCCCCGGGAGCTTCGAGGCTATGTTCAAGATCCTCGAGCCCTATGTCGACTATGTCTTCACCGAGTACGAGGCGACGAAGGCCGTCGACCCCGCGGCCGTCATCATGGCCGAGCGGGAGGTCCGCTTCGATCAGTACGTCCCCGACGGCTTCGGGACCTCCGACGTCGTCATCATCGGCGGCGGGAAGGCCACCGTGATAGATCTCAAATACGGGAAAGGCGTCGCGGTCTCCGCGGTCAATAACCCGCAAATCCGGCTTTACGCGATCGGCGCGATGGCCGAGTTCGATCTCCTCTATGACTTCGACCGGATGAAGGTCGTCATCTACCAGCCCCGGCTTGACGCCGTCACCGCTCAAGAGCTCACCGTCGCCGAGCTGAAGGCCTGGGCCGAGAAGGTCGTCAAGCCGGCCGCGATCGAGGCCGACGGCCCGAACGCTCACTTCGCTCCCGGCCCCTGGTGCGACTCTCACTTCTGCCCGGCGGCTGTGAAGTGCCGGGCGCGGGCGAAATACCTCCTCGCGCTCGAGACCTACGCCGTCAAGGATCCGGATCTCTTGACCGACGACGAGCTCGGCGAAATCCTCCCGAAGCTCGACGCGCTTCAGTCCTTCGCGAAGAAGGCCGAGAACTACGCCGTCGGCGCGATCACGACCGGGCACCCGATCGCCGGCTGGAAGGTCATCGAGGGCCGCTCGAATCGGAAATACATCGACGAGGACAAGGTCGCCGCGGCGGTCAAGGCCGCCGGCTATGAGGACGCGATGATCTACGAGCGGAGCCTCCTCGGCATAACGAAGATGACGGCGCTCCTCGGCTCCAAACAGTTCAAGGAGATCATCGACAAGGCCGGCCTCATCTACAAGCCGCCTGGCTCCCCGAAGCTCGCCCCAGCCGACGATCCGCACCCCGCGTTCTCACCGGCAGCAGCCGACTTTGATGACTAAGAAGGAGGAAACATCATGCGACTCACTATTAACGGCAAGGTATTCAGCTTCGAGGGAAGCACGAACGACCTGACCTTCAACGGCCAGACGCTTTTCGTCAACGGCCTCGAGGTCAAGGGAATCCCCGAACGGGAGGATCGGAAACTCGTCATCGAGGGCGACGTCCGCTCCCTTCACAACTCCGGCTCCGCTGTCATCCGCGGGAGAGTCAACGGCTCAATCGAGAACCACGGCAACCTCAAGTGCGACACGGTCGACGGGGACATTCACAGCTCCGGCTGCCTCACCTGTCTCTCTGTCCACGGGAATATGTACACCTAATTATTTTGAAGGAGGATAAACATCATGGCAAAAGTCTACAAAGCGAAGCTCATCACCGACACGAAGGCGAGGACCGGCAAGGTCCGGCTCTCCTACCCTCATCTCTTCGAGAAGTATGAGAAGAGCGGAAAGTATCAGTGCGTCCTGCTCATCGACAAGAAGGACAAGGACACGATCTCCGTCCTGAAGAAGGCGATCGAGGCCGCGAAGGAACAGGGCAAGAGCGAAAAGTGGAACGGGAAGATCCCCGGGAACTACGCCGGCCCGCTTCATGACGGCGACGACGTCCCCGACAAGGAAGGCTATGCCGGCTGCTACTACCTCAGCGCGAAGAACGGACAGCGCCGGCCCCAGGTCATCGACCTCGACAAGGACGAGATCTTCGACGAGGAGGAGGTCTACGCCGGCTGCTACGTCCGGGCCTCGCTCCGCTTCTTCCCCTACAATCAGAGCGGAAACGGCGTCGGCTGCGTCCTCGACAACCTTCAGAAACTCGCCGATGGTGAATCGCTCGGCGGCGGATCCAGCTCGGCGGCCGACGACTTCGATGACGACGGCGAAGATGACGGCGAAGACGATGACCTCATGGACTAAGCCGCGGGAGATGGGCGTCGACGTCGAGACCTACTCCGCGACCGACATCGACAACGGCGCCTATGCCTACGCGGACGATCAGGACTTCGAGATCATCCTCGTCGCCTACTCGCTCGACGGAGCGCCGCCGAAGAGCTTCATGCCCCGGCGCTTCGCCGAGCGTCCCGGAGTCCTGACCCCCGCCGGGCTCTCCGAGGAGCAGCTCAGCCTAATGCCGCCGCCCGAGTTCACTCTCACCGGCGACGAGGACGAGTTCCTTCGGCTCCTGCAGGACCCCAATGTCATCAAGAGCGCCTTCAACGCGAACTTCGAGCGGACGACCCTCCGGAGCTTCTACGGCGTCGAGTGTAACCCCGACGAGTGGAGGTGCACCGCAGTCCTCGCGGCGACCCTCGGCCTTCCACGATCCCTCGCGGACGTGGGCAAGGCCTTGGGCCTCCCGGAGGACAAGCTCAAGCTCAAGACCGGCAAGGCCCTGATCCAGTATTTCTGTAAACCCTGTAAACCGACCGACAAGAACGGAGGCCGGACGAGGAACCTCCCCCGACACGACCCCGGGAAGTGGGATCTCTTCATCGAGTACAACCTCCAGGACGTCGTCACGGAGCAAGCGATCCTCGAAGAGCTCCGGTCCTTCCGGCCGATCCCTCAAGAGCAGCGCCTCTGGTCCGTCGATCAGATCATCTGCGACCGAGGGATCCGGATCGACAAGCCCTTCGTCGAGGGCATCGTCGAGTACGATGACGAACGCGCCGAGCTCCTCAAGAACGAGGCAAAGGAGATCTCCGGCCTCGAGAACCCGAACAGCGTCTCACAGCTCAAGAGCTGGATGGCTGCCCAGGGCGAACACGACCTCGCGCTCGACATCTCGAAGAACGCCGTCAAGGACGCCCTCTCCGGCGACTTCATGAGGGAGGACGTCCGGAGGATGCTCGAGATCCGACAGGCCCTCGGGAAGACCTCCACGAAGAAATACTCGGCGATGCTCTCCTCCGTCTGCCGGGACGGCCGCGTCCGCGGGATGCTTCAATTCTACGGCGCGAACCGGACCGGCCGATGGGCCGGGCGGATCGTTCAGCTTCAGAACCTACCCCAGAACCACATCCCCGACCTCGACCTCGCCCGGGAGCTCGTCGCGGATCGAGACTTCGACGGCCTCGAGCTCCTCTACGGAGAGCCCGCCCACGTCTTTTCGGAGCTCGTCCGGACCGCGTTCATCCCCTCCGAGGACTCGCGCTTCGTCGTCACGGACTTCAGCGCGATCGAGGCCCGCGTGATCGCCTGGCTCGCCGGCGAGGAGTGGCGCCTCGACGTTTTCCGGAACGGCGGCGACATCTACTGCGCGAGCGCCTCGAAAATGTTCAAGGTCCCGGTCGAGAAGCACGGCCAGAACGCCCACCTCAGACAGCGCGGGAAGGTCGCCGAGCTCGCTCTCGGCTACGGCGGCGGCGTCGGAGCTATGAAGGCGATGGACAGCGGCCACAAGATCCCCGAGGACGAGCTCCCCGGAATCGTCTCGCAATGGCGGGCCGCCTCGCCGAAGATCACGGCCCTCTGGTCCCGCTTCGAGAAGGCGGCGATCAGGGCGATCGAGGACCACCGGCCCGTGACGGATCCCGTCAAGGTCAAGATCAAGACCGGCGTCTTCATCGAGTTCTACACGGCCGTCGCCGCGAAGGTCCGGTGCCTCTTCATCCGGCTCCCCTCGGGTCGCTCGATCTGCTACTGGGGCGCGAGAGTCAATAACGGGAAATCCTTCGGCGACGCCCTCGAGTATTACGGCGTCGGACAGGAGACCGGGGCCTGGACGATCCTCGACACCTACGGAGGGAAGATCACCGAAAACATCGTTCAGGCTACCGCCCGCGACTGCCTCGCGGTCAAGATGATCGAGGCAACGGAGCGCGGCTACAAGATCGTCGCTCACGTCCACGACGAAATGATCATCGACGTCCCGAACAGCGACACCGACGCGGCGAAGCTCATCGACGACATGATGGCCGAGCCTATAACCTGGGCGCCCGGCCTCCCGCTCAAAGGCGGGACATACGAGTGCCCCTACTACCAGAAGGATTAAAGACCATGAAGAACTACCGGCCCGAGATCATCTCGGCGCGATCCTGCCCGGCCTGTAAACACTTCGCACTTGACTTCACGCTCGACGGGAAGGGAAAAGTCCGGGCGGACACCTTCCGCTGCGGGACGGATCCCGAACACCTGAAGCGCCCGGTCCGGGCGGAGGTCATGACTTGCGACGACTTTGAAAGGAGAAAAGAAAACCGATGAAGAAAAAAACGAAGGACGGGAAGGTCCTCGTCCCGATCGGCTTCGCGCCGAAGACCGTCATGCGCTACCCCTGCGACCCCGGGAAGAACACCCGGTGCGGCAAGGACTTCTGCTTCATCAACGGCGGGCCGTGCTCGACGACGATGCACCCCGAGTATAAGAAGGAGGGCGGCGCGTCATGACCTCGACGGCGTTACTGATCACCGCTCTCGTCCTCGCCTTCGTCGCGGGCTTCGTCCTTGGCTTCGGCGCTTGCGCGATCGGCTTGATCCGCGAGAAGGCCCGGCTCTCTCAGAAGCGGGAAAACCTGAAACATAATCGAAGATCAAAACAGGAGGATAAAAAGTTATGAACGGCTACAACACCAGCGACAACTACAACGGCGAGGAGCTCTCCGCTCCTGTCTGGAAGAACGACGGCTCGATTGAGGTCGAGTTCACCTTCAGGAACGGGACAAAGAAGACCGTCCGGATCGACACGGAGGGAAAGACCCCGGCCGAGATGACGGAGATCCGGTCTCAGCTCGCCTGGAAGATCAGGCTCGTCCAAACGATTTTCGAACACGGGACGCACGGACACGTCACGGTGCAGGGCGTGACGGTTCGGGCGGATGACCTTATAGCGGTACAGCTTCGATGAGGATTTATCTCAGCGGATCAGTAACGGAGGCGGGCGCTTTTCAGATCTATAACAGCGTCGAGACCCGCCTCCGCTGTGAGGGGAACTGCGACATCGTCAACATGGAGGCTATCCTGCAAGGCCTTCAGTTAAGCGCGGAGGAGCGCGACTTCGTCTGCGCCGCCTTCCTGAACATTTCCGACGTCCTTCTCCTTCTTCCGGGCTGGCGGAACAGCAAGGAGGCTTGCCTCAACTTCGGCACCGCTCTCGCCCGTAAAATGAAAATCTACGAGCTCTATCCTAATCTGCGAATCAAAGAGATCAAGCCTTAACCGAGGGGGGGGGGACACTATGATGGAAACAGGAAGCGGGGCGACGGTCATCCCGTTCGAGCCCGCGCCCGTTCTCAAATTTGACAGGAGACTCTGGATCTCCGTCGGGCAGAGCCGCTTCGACAAAAAGTGGAGGAACCGACAGATCAACTGGTCGGCGATCCTCAAGCGCCTCGAGACACCGATCCGGACGCCGGAGAGCTACGCCGAATACACCGCGGCGACGAAGGCAGACCAGACCGCGATCAAGGACGTCGGCGGCTTCGTCGGAGGAACCCTCGAAGGAGGGAAACGCGGAGCGCACACCGTGACAAGTCGGTCGATCCTCTCCTTCGACCTCGACGACGCGCCCCAGAGCTTCTGGGAGGACTTTGCCCTCCTCGCGGACTACGCGGCGGCCTGTTATTCAACACACAAGCACCGGCCGACGAAGCCACGCCTCCGGCTCCTCGTCCCTCTCTCTCGGGACGTCTCCGCAGACGAGTATGAGGCCGTCTCGAGGATGCTCGCGACGGACATCGGGATGGACTATATGGACCCGTCGACATTTCAGCCGAGCCGGCTCATGTACTGGCCGAGTTGCTCCTCCGACGGCGACTACTTCTTCAACTACATCGACGCGCCCCTTCTGGATCCCGACAAGATCCTCGAACGCTACCCCGACTGGATGGACGCGAGCCTCTGGCCGACCTCTGACAAGGAGGCCTCGAGACGGAAGGCTCTCACGGACAGGCAGCAGGACCCTACGACGAAGAAGGGCGTCGTGGGGGCCTTCTGCCGGGCCTATGACGTCCCCGCGGCGATCGAGGCCTTCCTCCCGGACGTTTACACCCCGACAGACAAAGAAGGCCGGTACACCTACGCTGCGGGCTCTACGGCGGCCGGTCTCGTCATCTATGACGACGGCAACTTCGCCTTCAGCAACCACGGAACGGACCCGGCCGGAGGACAGCTCTGCAACGCCTTCGACCTCGTCCGGATCCACAAGTTCGGCGCCGAGGATGAGGAGGTCTCCGGAGACACCCCGACGAGCCGGCGCCCGAGCTACAAGGCGATGCTCGACTTCGCCGCGGAGGACGAATCGGTCCGGGCAATCCTCGACCGGGAACAGCACGAAGAGGCGATCGCCGACTTCACCGACGACCCCGATCCCGACGCCTGGCGGACGAAGCTCAAGCGGAAACAGAACGGGCAGATCGACAAGACGACGCTCAACGCGAAGCGGATCTTCGAGAACGACGAAAACCTTCAGGGGATCGCCTACAACATCCTCGCGGGCAGCGTCGATGTCAAGGGACACCCGGTGCCCTGGGAGCGCTCAGACGGCCCCTGGCGCGACTCCGACGACGCTCAGCTCGTCACCTACATCGCGACGGAATACGCCGAGTTTTCCCGTCAGGTCATCATGGACCAGAAGACGATCACCGCCGACCGTCACGCCTTCCACCCGGTGAAGGACTACCTCGAGAACCTCCCGGACTGGGACGGCGAAGCCCGCGTCGACACGCTCCTCATCGACTACCTCGGCGCGGAGGACAACGTCTACACCCGCGAGGCGACGGCGAAGATCCTGACCGCGGCCGTCCGGCGCGTCTACGAGCCCGGCTGCAAATTTGACACGATGCTCGTCCTCTCCGGCCCGCCGAATACGGGCAAGTCCACCCTCGTCGCGAGGCTCGCGGGGAAGTTCTTCTCGGACAACCTGACCTTCGACGACATGAGGGACAAGACCGCCGCCGAGAAGCTCCAGGGCTACTGGCTCCTCGAGATCTCCGAGATGAAGGGAATGAGGAAGACGGACGTCGAGAGCATCAAGGCCTTCGTCTCCCGGCAAGAAGACATATACCGCGCGGCCTACGGTCACAACACGGAGCGCCACAAGCGTCAATGCGTGATCTTCGGGACCGTGAACGACATCTCCGGCTACCTGAAGGACATCACCGGCAACCGCCGCTTCCTCCCGATCGAGGTCACGGGCAAGAGCACCCTGCATCCCTGGGACATCACGCCGGAGCTCCGCGATCAGATATGGGCCGAGGTCTTCTTCCGCTACAGCGTCCTCGGCGAGGACAACCTTGTCCTCTCGCCCGAGGCCCAGAAGATCGCGGAGGCGAAACAGGTCGAGGCGCTCGAGTCCGACGACCGCGAGGGCATCGTTCAGGAGTACCTCGAGAAGCTCCTCCCGAAGTCCTGGGACCTCATGACGCTCAGCGACCGGATCGACTACCTCGACGGGGACACGGAGCTCCTCGGCGAAGAGATCGAGGGCGAGGAGCCGCGGACGACCGTCTCAAACATCGAAATCTGGTGCGAGTGCTTCCGCCGGCCAATGAACGCGATCACAAAAAAGGACTCCTACGAGATCGCCGGCATCCTCAAAAGGCTCGGCTGGTCGAAGGCGGCGAGCCGAAAACGGATCCCGCTCTATGGCTTCGTGCGCTACTACGAGAAGGAAGTCCCGGAGGACGAGGCGCCGAGCTTCTAAGTGAGACAAGCGGCCGAAAAAGCCCGAGACAAGTGAGACAAGCGGAAATCTTGTCTCAGAGCTACCCGAGACAAGAGACAAGACAAGCCCGAAAAAGCGGGAAACTTTTTCAACAATCTCTCAACGGTGAGACAAGTGAGACAAGCGTCTCGGCGCTTGTCTCAGGGAAAAAGCGAGGAAAGTCAAGGCTTTTTCGGCGTTTTGAGACAAGAGACAAGATTTTATTTATAAAAACAAAATATAAAAATAGACATCAAAACGCCCGCGCGAGGCGCTCATACAAGCAAAAATAAAATATGCTCCTATACGCGCGCGAAAGATGTCTCAGACAGGAGGATCACTATGACAGACAGAGAAATTATAAAACAAGTCGGAGCCCCGGCGCTCTTTGAAGGCATCGCGGAAGAGGCGGCCGAGCTCGCGAAGGCGGCGCTCAAGGTCGCGAGAGTTATGAGGAAAGAAAACCCGACGCCCGTCACCCTGGACGACGCTGCCCGAGAGGTCGTTCTCGAATACACCGATCTCCGGATCTACATCGACATTCTCCGGATCTACGCCGACGGCGATGTCTATGACGAGAAGAAGCAACGCTTCATCGAGCGACTGAAAGAGGGCTCCGAGGAATGAGAGAGTCAAGCATCGAACAGAGCCTTCGGCGTCGCCTTCAGTCGCTCGGCTGCCTCGTCTATAAGTTCGTCTCGCCCGGGAATAACGGAGTGCCGGACCGGATCGTCGTGACGCCCTCGGGCGCGGTCATCTTCGTCGAGCTGAAACAAGACCGAGGAGAGCTTCGGCCAGAGCAGCGAGTTCAGCTCAGGAGACTCGCGTCTCATCACGCGAGGACCGTCGTGATCTACGGGAAGAAGGACGCCGACAACCTGATCCGCGAGATCGAATACTGGAACGGAGGCGCGGCCCGGTGAAGTTCGTCCCCTACGACTACCAACAGCGGGCGATCAACAGGATCCTCGACACGCCGGCCGTCGGTCTCTTCCTCGAGATGGGCCTCGGCAAGACGGTCGTCTCGCTCACGGCCGCCAGGGAGCTGCTCTTCGATCGCTTCGAGGTCTCCCGCGTTCTTGTGATCGCTCCGCTCAAAGTCGCGGAGGACACCTGGAGCCGGGAAGGCTCAAAGTGGGACCACTTGAAGGAGCTGAAGGTCTCGAAGATCCTCGGAGACGCAAAGACGAGGATCAGGGCGGCCGAGGCCGACGCCGACATCTACGTCGTCAACCGGGAGAACGTCGTCTGGCTTGTCTCAAAATACCGGGCGGCCTGGAAATGGGACATGGTCATCATCGACGAGCTCTCGAGCTTCAAGAACAGCCAGGCGGAGCGTTTCAAGGCCTTCCGGAAGGTCCGGCCGCTGGTCAAGCGCGTCGTCGGGCTGACCGGGACGCCGAACCCGAACGGACTCATGGATCTCTGGGCCGAGGTCTTTTGTCTCGATCAGGGTGAACGCCTCGAGAAGACGATCGGACGATACAGGAGCCTCTATTTCCGTCCGGGACTCGGGAACGGCTACGTCACCTATAACTGGATCCCGCTCAAGGGCTCCGAGGAGGCGATCACGTCGAAGATCTCCGACATCACGGTCTCAATGAAAGCCGCGGACTACATACAGCTCCCGCAAAGGATCGACAATGATGTCCGCGTCCTTCTCCCGGACAAGGCGAAGGCCGAATACAAGAAGCTCGAGCAGGAACACGTTCTCGAGCTCTTCACCGGGGAGGAGATCACGGCGGCGAACGCGGCCGCGGTCATGGGGAAGCTCCTGCAGCTCTCCGGCGGGGCCGTCTACGATGACGGAGGCGGCTGGGCCGAATTTCACGACGAGAAGATCAAGGCGCTCGCCGACATCATCGACACGGCCTCGGAGCCGGTCCTCGTCTTCTACGGCTACCGGCACGAACGGGAACGGCTCCTCGAGAAGTTCTCGAAGCTGAAGCCGAGAGAGATCTCCGGGCCGGACGACATCACCGCCTGGAATGAGGGCCGCGTGAAGCTCCTGATCGCGCATCCGGCTTCAGTCGGCTATGGACTCAACCTTCAGGAGGGCGGGCACATCGTCGTCTGGTATTCCCTGCCCTGGTCTCTCGAGCTCTATCAACAGGCGAACGCGAGACTCTACAGGCAGGGCCAGACGAGGCCCGTTATAATCAATCATCTCATCGCCGTCGGTACGGTCGACGAGGACGTCGTCGAGAGTCTGAAGGCGAAGGACACCAGCCAGGCGGCGCTAATGTACGCGCTCAGGGAGAGGAGGGAAGAGACGGATGGACAACACGAAGCGGCTCCGCTGCCTCTCGTGGAATGACTACGGGATCAGTAAAGAGAGATACAGGGAGCTCAAGTTCTTCTGTCTTCAGTACAAGGAGAAGAAGAAACAGGCGGCGGCGATCGGTGAATACGGGCCGCGCGGCGGAGGATCTTCGGGAGGCGCTTCCGGGGGCTTCGTCTCTAAGCCGACAGAGGAGGCGGCGATCAAGAACGTCATGAAGCGGGAACGACTTCTTCAGGACATCCGGATCATCGAGGAGGCGGCGATGCGGGCGGCAAACGCTTCAGGCTATACAAGAGCCTGGCGCCTGATCCTTCGGTCGGTCACAGAGGACATCGGCTTCGATCGGATCAGTCTTCTCTACAGCTTCGTCCCTTATACGAAGACTGACTTCGCGGCGGTCCGTCGAGCGTTCTTCCATTATCTCGATGAGCTGCGGGACGACCCGGAAAGCCCCGAAAATACAGGCTTTTCGAGCTCTTAAAAAGTGGGGGCAAATTGAAGGTACTAACGTGCTAAAATATGTACACTGAATAATCGGGGCGAGACGAGGGCGACTTCGGCTCGTCCTTTTCACAGGGGCGAGAAGGATGACACAGAAGGAGCGGGACTACGCTCGGTGGTGCGTCGATCATAATCCTCACGCCTTCTACAAGTGGCGGCGCTGGCTTTATGTCCGGTCGAAGGTCCTCGCTCTCGATCGGTACGAGTGCCAGAGATGTCGGTCAATCTATCACCGATACAGGAAGGCGGACACGGTCCATCATGTAAACCACCTGAAGGATCGGCCGGACATCTCGCTCGAGATATGGGTCGATGACCCGATGACTCACACACAGAAAAGGAACCTGGTCTCTCTCTGTCACGACTGCCACGAGGAAGTACACAATTACCGGAAAAAGGGCTCGGGGGCAACACTCACACCCGAGCGCTGGGACTAAGCGACTGCCAAAGCGAGACAGACCCCCCGGGCCCTTTTTCACTTTTGCGAGCGGCTCCCGGGGACCG